TCTCCTGCTTGGAGATCGTCCCCTCTCGCCCTGTCTCCGGGTTGGAGAGGATCTTCTCGGCCTTCACGCGGAGCCTCTTAGCTGCTCGGGGTTCGCCGGGGGCCCGCGGTTCTTGCGCGGGAGCTTGCACCGGTGCGGCCGGAGCCTGCGGAGAGAGGCCCGGGCCGGGAGTCATGGGAGCAACTCGAGCCGCTGGCGTGTCGGGGTGAGCAATGCCGCCCGGGACTTGAGGGGGAGCCGGGCCGATCCCGTCTATCTCGCTTTGAATGCGAGCGGCCATCGGCTGATCGCGCTCCCTGATAGCTTCGCCCAGAGCCGAGTAGAGGCCCTTCAGCTTGGCTACTTCGAGGTCGGTGTTCGCCTTGACTGTCTTCTCTTGGCGGGGGTTCAGCGCGTACTTGATGTCCTGATACGCCTTGAAGGCTCCATCCGCGTCGAAGTCGTCCACGCCGAAAGCCAGCGAAGACGAGATCTCCACCACGAGGTCCTCCATGCGCTCGGCCTGCTCTTGAAGCCAAGCCGAATCCTCGGGGTCCTCTGAGGCGGCCGATGCAACCGTGAAGTTCTCTTGGCTCGTGACCATCCGCTGGATCATGCGATCCGCTCGAGCTTCCCGCTTCGAGGTCTCGACCTTGCTTTTCGCGAAGTCCTGCCACTCCTGGTAAACCTGAGCGGGGTCCTCGCCCGCCTCGATCCCCTGAAGAAAGGGAGCGATCTCCGCCTCTGTTGCGGCGCCACTTGCAAGCGACGCGTTCAGCGTGCCCGTGAGCTTCTTGCCGGCAAGCTTCGAGTGGAACATATCGAGCGACTTGGCAGCCGCAGCCGTGTAAACCTCAGCGGCTTCCGGCGTCTTGAACGACTTGATGCCTCGCGCGTAAGCTCCGGAGAGGCCGTCTAGCTCGTCCTGATCCTCGGTGGACCCAGGATTCAAGTAGAGCGGGATCGACGACCCTAGCGTAGTGGGGAGGTTCATGGAGAGCTGCTCCCCCTCTCCCGAGATGTTGATAGACGGATCCTCTTCAGGGATGGAAGCCTGAACCCTTTCGAGCTCCGCTCCGTACATAGCCTGTGTGGCCTGGATCATCTCCTGCGCGGCAGCGTCACGCTCTAACTTCTGCTCTTGCTTCGCAAGGCCGCCCTTGAAACCGCCGAGAAACTGCCCGCCAAATGCCTGCCCAGCTTCGGACCCTGCGCTGGTTATTGCTACTTGTAACGCCATATTCTAGCCTTCCTTTTCCTTCTTCGAGAAGAGGTTCGCGAGGCCAGATCCAGCCGATGACCCGAGGGCCGCACCTGCTGCGCCAGCGAAGCCGGCCAGAGCGCCGGGGGTGCCGGTGTACTGTGGAGTAAGGTCTGCTTGGAGTTGAGTCTTCTGGAGGGCGAACTGAGCAAGGCTCTGGTACGCCCCAGACTTGGCCCCGGCCTTCTGTACTGCGAGTCCTGCCTGCTGCGCCCCAAGGCCCTCAGCGAGACTGCCAAGCTGCTGCGAGGTCTTCGCCTGCGCCTGCTGTGCGAGGTTCCCCGCTACCGACGTATTGAAGAGCCCCTTGGAGATGAGACCCTGGGTCTGCTTGCCGAGCGTCTGCTTCTGACCGGCGAGGATCTGCGAAGTAGCCGTTTGCCCCTGCTTCGAGAGGATGCCCTCGGCGATAGTGAAACCCTCCTCGATCCCAGCTAGGGACTTCATCAGCTGCATTTGCCCGAAGGAACCCGCCTCGCCTGCCAAGGATGACAGGTACGAAGCGCTCGCTTGGCTCTTCTTGGAGGCCGCGCCAGCAGTGCCCCCGATAAAGTCTTTGAAAAATCCCATTAGAGTTCAATCCCCGCCTTCTTGAGGGCGGCTGTGATCTGTTCGATCTTGGTTTCATTATCGCGGTTCAGAGCCTCGAGAGCTAGGAGTTTGTCCTCTAGCTCTCGAGTCGATGGAATCCTTCGCTTGAGCGTGTCGAATCCTTTGCCTGCTCGCCTGACGCGTTGGCTATCCCGAGTCTGTGCGCTTCCGATTCCGCGCAGTGGCCGACCCGACACTAGCGCGACCTCCGAAGGCCGGCGCGAACCACGTCCGCCCGTATCTCTTCAATCGCGAATCGCTGGGAGCTACGTGTGTTCCGGATGGCGAGCCACACGAAAGAGCCGCGTCGATTCACCGAGTGCCTAGAGTTGTGTCCGGCGCTGAAGGACCCAGAAGCCACGATCGGGCCCAAGTCGCTCGGCACGTCCGAAACGTGAACCGTGTAGGTGCACCCATCTTGCTCCCGCGCGAGGATCGGCTTGAGCCTGTTCAGAATCAGCTCGACATCCCCACCGGACGAGAGCGGCCCAATCGTCACGAAGGAGTCAATCGCGATCCCGTCGTCACTGGAAGCCGAGGAGTCCAGTTCGCGCACGAACCCATCCTCGCATCCGTAGACTACGCGCCGGTCGTCAGCAAGGTCACCGTCCACCACGAAGGCGGAGTAGGGCTGTAGCGTCTTCGAGCCCGGCAGGTCTTCCCACCAAGCGTTATTCTTCACGTCCCAGAACCACGCCTTGGCGGGCTCTGTGATGGTTTCCGAGTAAGGGATCTGGAGGACTATAAGGCCCTGCCTCTCGAAGTCCCACTCTAGTTGCATCCGGAAGGTGCCTAGGTCGATGTCCCTGAGCCGGTCCTGAATGCTCGTGTCCTGCCCGTCTCGCGCGTCGCTCAAGTGGCGAGGAGGTGAGTCCCCAGCCATGAGGTACACGCCTCCCTTGGAGCCGAAGAAGTAGATCGTCCCGTTCGGGTCCTTGCACCACGGTTTCCCGAAGGCCATCCCGATCGTATCTGAGACGCGATCGAACTCGCCAAACTCGAGCGGGTCACCACGAAGCAACCAAATCGAATGGTCGCATCCGAAGATCATGTAATCGTCATTGTGCGGGATCATCGTGTTCACGATGTCCGGGCACTGGGTAGCCGTCGTGAGGTTGCCGAAGACAGCCTGGTCCACCGACTGGGTAGCCGGGAAGAAGTCCCAGTTGTTCGCGTCGTCCGCTGCCGACATGAACCAATTCTGTGGAGCTCCATTCGGCCGAGCGAGCACCACGCGCCCGCGGTACACCGCAGCAAGGGCGCACTTCTCGGGCATGGCGCCAGAGCCCTCGCTCTCCCACTTCTTCAGCGTGGCCTTCCTAGGATCGAAGACCAAGTAGTCCAGCCCCTCCCCGAAGTAGACTTCCTGTTTGAAGTTGAAGGACCAGTAATAGCCAGAGTCCGCGCTGAGAACGGGATCTTTCGCCCGGTCAAACGCGAACCAAGCCGCCCCCGTGTGAAGGTAGACGACTCCGCCGGCAAGGGCCACCATCTGGCGCGTTCGCCCCTGAACCCCAGCGTTGGGCTCTGCGCTAGCAATGCGCCACTTGGCCAGGGCGGGGACCTTAGAGGGAACGTCGTTGTCGAAGTTCTCCAACCCTAGGTAGATGAACTCCGGCCTGCGAATGCCCGTAGCGGCAAAGTCGCCACTGTTCGGGGGAGTCGGATCGGGGACACCCGCAGGCGATAAGAGGAGGAGGAGACTCACCTACCCTCGCTTGATAACGGCGATTGCGATGCCAGAGTTCACCACCGTCCCAGAACCCGAGGTCATAATCTCGAGTCCGATCAAGTTGTCCCTCGTGTTGGCGTCGCCCATGTAGACCAGTTTTGAGTCCATGGCAAACCGGTACGGCTGGCTTCCTCCTTGGTCCAAGCGCGACCCTGGGAGCGGGAGCGTATACGCGTTTCCCCCTGTCCCGAGGGTGTAGCGCAGAGACATGAGCTGATTATTCGTTCCGGGCGTAACCGTGAAATCTGGGCGCAGAAGGATCACGTCCCCGAGTTCGAGATCCGACACGTCGATCTTATTGCTCTGCATCATGGAGGCAACCCCGGTTGGCAGGAAGTCCTCGTTCGTGACGGCCCCCGCCTGATCGTTGGTCAGGGCAGTCCATACGCCTCCCGTGAGGGCGATGGGGCTGCCCCCCGTCGTCGTGTCGCTGTAGTTGGCGAAGCCGTTTAGGAGACGGGTGTGGATGGATATGCCCATTAGTACGCCACAAACCTGTAAGCGGTGTTCGTTACCCAAGTCAGGCGGACCTTATCAACTCGAATCCCATCAAGCCCGAATGTCTCACCGGCAGGGACCGTCCTCTCGGGAGAGAAGGAGGCCCCGTCATTGGAAACGGCGACCGTTAGAACGCCGGCACCATCATTCGTTACTGAGAACGATCGGCCGTCGCGACCTAGAGCCGCGTTCACATCGACTGTTACGGGACTGTCGCCTGTGACGAAACTTGTATCCTCGTCAGTGTGATAGAGGCCATCCACAACCCCAGCGATTACTGGGAGGGGGGTGCCTTCATCTACGGCTGTGAAGTTGCCATCCACGCCGTAGTAGAGCTTCATCCACTGAACGTGGTCGCTACCTTTCAGGTCCGTAGCGACGCTCTCGCCGCCCGTCATCGAGTCTAGAGTTACATTGTCAGGCATAGCTACACGAAGTAAAGGGGGTTCACCGGGGGCAGTGCCACGGCATGGAGGTTCTGGTACTTGGGCCCACCAGGGTCTCCAAGTGTTGAAAGTCGG